GTAGGGGACGCAGTAAATTTAGGAGCCAGACTAGAAGTTCAGACTAGAACTTATGATACTCCAATACTTATATCAGCATATACACATGCTCAGTTAGAGACTATAGAGTGTGTAAGACTAGATGAGATTAAAGTAAAAGGTAAAGATGAGCCTGTTGAAATTTTTGCCCCGCTATTTGGGTCAAAAATTAGAAAACTACAGAAAACATAAACATCAAAAAAATAATTCTTGACTTTACGTTAAGAATTTGGTAAAATACACTATAGAATTTTTAAATTCAAAGCAACTAGGGCACATACATAATGGACAACAATGAAGATTTAGATAATCGTTTTACTACGCATGAAGCCGTCTGCGCTGAACGCTGGAAGACTGTATTTAATCAGTTAGAAGGCATAGAAACCAGAGCAGGCAAACGGTTTGATGGAGTAGAGAACTCCGTTAGTCGTTTAGAGACTATACTTATTAGTGCTGCGGGAGCAGGAATACTAGGGGGTGTAGCGGTTATATGGACATTTATTACTATGTCTTAACAATTAAGGAAAAAAATATAAATATGAGAATCAAATTACTAACAATACTACTAGCATTAGCTTCTATACCTGCATTTGCAAGTGTAACTACTGGTGTAGGATATTCATCCGACTACATATGGAGAGGGCAATCCCAATCTAATGGTAGCGGATCTTTAAACGCAGATATAACTGTAGACTCTACTAACGGGTTTTACGCATCAGCTTGGATTAGTCAAGTAGACTTTGGAGATGACACAGCTTCTTTCGAGTATGATCTATTTGGCGGATTCGCCTTTAGTGCATCAGATAACTTATCTTTTGATGTTGGTGTTATACAATACAGATATGATTATAAATCTATTGAAACAGTAGAAGAAGCCTACTTTATGGCACACACTGCTTTAGGTAGCTTTAGCTACTTTGTAGATACTGATAATTCAGATAAAGATTATATGGTAGCAACACTTAATGTACCTTTTATTGATAGTGTAGATGTAGCTTTCAAATATGGTAAATTTAATGATGATAGTACTTGGAAAGGGCTTACTTTTGATAAGTCATTCGGGAATATCGATCTTACTTTACTAGTAATGGACGATGCCAAGAACGGTAAATTTACTGACAATGTATCCCTGGGACTTTATTACAACTTATAATGGCTTATTCACAAAAAGTAGTAAAACGTTTTGAAGACGTACTAAAGAATCCAGAAGCGCACAATGTTGGACGTTTTGACCCCAATGATCCTGATATAGGAACTGGAATGGTTGGAGCCCCTGCTTGTGGAGACGTTATGAGACTGCAATTGCAAGTAACAGATAACGTAATAACAGATATAAGATTTAAAACTTACGGCTGTGGCTCTGCAATAGCGAGTTCTAGTGAGTTAATTGATATGCTAACGGGCAAAACGCTGGAACAGGCGGAGGACATCACAAATAAAGATATAGCTAACGCATTGTCACTCCCACCTATCAAGCTTCATTGCTCTGTATTAGCAGAGGAGTCTATCGAACAAGCAATTGCTGACTATAGACGTAAAGATAATTATAGGAGAAGTGATCATGGTTGAATATGAAACCAAAATAGCAAAACCCGTAGCAGAGCCAGTGGCTCCAACGAATAAAGTAGACGTCTATGAAAGTAGAGGACTGTGGAAGTTTCGTGATGCTAGCGGAAGATTGCATAAATTTAAAACAAAAGAGGAGGCTTACAAAGCCTTAGAGAAAGATGACTAAGTGGTATACAAAAATTAGGAATGTATTGAATGGCTCAGATAAAAACTGGGACGGTTCAGTTGACATTCATGATAAGATGGTAGCTGCTAAGCAAAAATCAAAGACCTTTGCAGAAGTTAAGGCAGAAGCACAGGAAGAGGCGTCTAAAGACGCTAAGGAGAAATAAATGGGAGCTATTAAATTGCTCGGAGCACAAGCCGCATGTGGCGTTAACGTTGGTGCTGCATCTACATTTCTAGGTGCTGTCAATGTAAGACTTGTTAATTCAGGTACTACAGTTAGACTAGTTACTGTTGCTAATTCAGCTGATGCTACATTAGGAACCTGCTCACTAGCGGGCGGAGAAGTCATAGTCCTTAAGAAGGGCAGTACAGACCAAGTATTTGCTGCGCATGCAGAGATACTAGGAACACCAGTTCTAACAGAAGGATAGTGGCAGCTAGAAAAAAGCTACGTACTACAAGAGCCGCCGCAAAAAAGCGAGTAAAGTACCAAAAGTACAAAAAAACTAGGGTGGCATCTAAGAAAAGGACTAAGTACCAAGCGTATAAAACGTCCCGAACCCAGAGACTGGGTAAAAAGAGCTAACATTCCTTACGCCATATAGTGCTTATAGGATATTAGACAAATAAAGTAAAATGGTAGAAGATATAGATTTAAGATACATGGATGAAAGTTGGTTAGACAACCTATCTGATTCCGCAACAAAAGCTCTGGCTAGCGTCGATAGAGAATCGAACAAGACAGGGCATCTTAGCGAAGAGAACTTACAGATAGCATCGCTATGTGGAGGTTTTCTGTATCTATATCATCTTGCTCAATCACATCAAATTATTCATTCATTAGATAACACTACAATACATTGACACTAGAAATTAGTCGCAAAGACATTAATGGGGATGCACTCGCCCCTTATTCAGCAGAAGAAAGATTTATTAAACTACCAATAGAGCCCTACATGGACTTATTGGGGGTTACTCCTATCGCATCACAATGTGCCCTCATTAATGCAATCAATAACCCTAAGTACCGTTTCGTTTGCGGAGCAGTATCTAGGCGTCAAGGTAAAACTTACATTTCAAATATAATAGGGCAACTCACAGCTCTAGTACCCAACACTCACATATTAATTATGTCACCTAACTACTCTTTATCTCAAATATCATTTGATTTACAAAGACAATTAATTAGGCACTTCGATTTAGAAGTAACAAAAGATAACGCAAAAGACAGAGTTATAGAACTATCTAATGGCTCTACTGTTCGTATGGGCTCAATTAACCAAGTTGATTCTTGTGTAGGTAGATCATACGATTTAATAATATTTGATGAAGCAGCACTTGTAGATGGTAGAGATGCTTTCAACATAGCACTCAGACCAACCTTAGATAAAGATAATAGTAAAGCTATATTTATCTCTACTCCTCGTGGTAGAAATAATTGGTTTGCCGACTTTTTCTATAGAGGCTACACAGATGAATTTCCAGAATGGTGTTCGATAAGAGCGACCTACCACGAGAACCCACGTTTTAGTGAAGAAGACATATTAGAAGCTAAAAAATCTATGTCCTCAGCAGAGTTTGCTCAAGAGTACATGGCTGACTTTAATACTTATGCAGGTCAGATATGGAACTTTGACTATGAGAAATGCGTAGCGGATCTATCAGAATTAGACACCAGTAATATGGACGTTATAGCAGGATTAGACGTAGGGTATAAAGACCCGACAGCCTTATGCGTACTCGCATATGATTGGGACTTAGGTAAATTTTATGTACTAAATGAGTATTTAGATGCAGAAAGAACCACAGAGCAACATGCTGTACAGATTAGAGACTTACAAGAAAAACACGATATTGATTGGATTTATATTGATTCCGCAGCACAACAAACTAGGTTTGACTTTGCTCAAAACTATGACATTAGTACTATAAATGCAAAAAAAGCAGTACTAGAGGGAATTGGAGAAGTAGCTAGTTTAGTGGATAATAATAACTTAATTGTAGATCAAAGATGCACACATACATTACAATGTTTAGACCAGTATCAATGGGATCCAAATCCGAACTTACTAAGAGAGAAGCCAAAACACGATAAACACTCCCATATGGCAGACGCTCTTAGATATGCGCTGTATACATTCGAGACGTCAGCGACTACTTTCTAATGAGCATGACCTACAAAAAAATGTTTCTTGACATTATCGTGGTAATTTAGTATAATACAAGGTAAGAGAAAAATAAATGAATCTTAAGCGAGACCTAGTCAAATACGTTAGAGACAGAGCAAAGTCAAAGTACGATAAGGGAACGGAATGTCGTATTTGCGAAAGTACGGAAAACCTCGACTTCCATCACTTCTACGGATTGACGGAGCTGTTAGAGAAGTGGTTAAGAGAGAACAAACTTAACATTCAAACCGCTGAAGAGATAATGGAAGTGCGGGATACATTTATAGAACAGCATTTACTAGAACTATACGAAGAGGCTGTAACTCTTTGTCATAATCATCATTTAAGATTACATTCCATTTATGGAAAAAGACCGCAATTACACACAGCCCAGAAACAAAAACGTTGGGTAATAAAACAAAGAGAAAAGCATGGCATGGTATGACCGATTTCTAGGTAGAAGTACTCTAGACGCAGACGAAAAAAATAACCCTTCGCAATACTTAATGAGTAGAGAAGAGGGATTATCTATCAACTCAAGAGAAGTTGTTACTCGTTATCGTGATGCATATGAAAAGCTAGAAGTAGTTAACCGTGCAGTAAATATAGTTGTTGATGATGTCGCAGAAATACCTGTAGACGTTGGACCAAAAGTAGTAGGACTGAATCCAGTATTTAAAAATATTAGAAAGGTTACTGTTAATAACTTATTAAATGTCCAACCAAATCAATATCAAGATATTAATACGTTTAAAAGAAATCTAATAACCGATTATTTAATTGATGGCAACATATTTGTCTATTTTGACGGACAAAGCTTATATCATTTACCCTCTGAAAACGTTACAATTGAATCAGACGAACAAACATATATTAGTAAGTATACGTACGATGGAATCATAGATTATCTTCCATCAGAGATTATTCATATTAAAGAGAACTCATTTAACTCTATTTATAGAGGAGTTCCAAGACTAAAGCCAGCATATAGAACTATGCTACTATTAGCAAGTATGAGAAACTTTCAAGATAACTTCTTCAAAAATGGAGCAGTTCCAGGATTAGTACTTAAGAGTCCTAATACCTTGAGTGAAAAGATAAAAGAACGTATGCTAGCTGCTTGGAGAGCCCGTTACAACCCGAGCACAGGAGGGAGACGACCTCTAATTTTAGATGGTGGTTTAGAAATAGATAACTTAACGGAGGTTAACTTTAAAGATCTAGACTTCCAAGCAG